CCGACACCCGTACCAGCAAGAGCGACATTGAGAGTCTTATTAGAGAGACCACCTTTTGTAATAAAGTTAAACTTTTCCAAATCAAAGGGAATCTTCTCTTCTTTCCTATGGTAGAATTCATATCTATCTGTAGCTTGATCTATGTAATCGTGTCCGATGTGTTCATCAAATGAAACCGCCAAGGCTTCTTGGAGAATGGAGGGTATCGCATCTCGCGAAATCTTCTTATCTCCTCCGTCTGCGATCTTGATCGACTGCATGAGGGCAAGGTATATAGCTCTGTCTTTGCACCACTTTTCTGTGGCGTCAAGTAACCATTCATAATCGACCCATTCGTCGGATAATCCCTGTACTGTCGATATCGAATCTTTAAACGATTCATCAGTAAGATCTGTACGATTTTGGATATTAATTGATAAGACTTCTTTAGTAGGAATTTTATCATACTTACTTGCAAAGTCAGCAATTTCTTCAAAGACAATCTTTTGATTGGCGTCTTCAAAATATTCACTTTTGATAAAAGGTATTACTTTTCGTGCATAGTCTTCATTAAATAATAGGTTTCTAAGAATTAGAAACTCAACCTTCTCCATAACTAAATTCCTTCTGTGCGATTTCGTCAAGTTGTTGCATTACTTCTTCAGTGAAGTATGTTTCGGGTTCTTTCAAGATTGCCTTGGCATAAACCTTTTTGCCGTTCATTTCATATCGACCAGCAACGTTTTTCCAAAGTCCGCCAATCTCACCAAGTTCAAGAAGACCATAATATCGATCAAGACCACGCTCATCGTAATACAAACGCACCGTAACATCCTTGTTCTCCTTGCTTAAACGCGACTTAGCAGTCTTTGCCTTGATAAGATTTCCAACGATTTCTGTTCCATCCTTTTCCTTTTTCTTGCTGAGATGAATGATTGTAGAGGCTGCGTACTTGAGTCCACTACCTCCTCCCATTTCTTTAGTTGGAACATAAGCACCGATAACATCGTAGGTGTGGTTAGTAACGATCATTGGAATTTTTGCTTGACCCAACTTGAGAGTAAGCATACGGAAGGCACCTTTGATAAGTTGGGATTTTGTCATATCCCGAACTTGCTTATCGTTGAGTGCGTCAGTAATCTCTTTCTCAGTGGAAAGCATCCCTAAAGAGTCTAGCACAAACATACAAGGTTTGCGATCATCTTCTGGTGCTTTTAGATACATATCTACAGCACGGAGTGCTTTGCTACGGAACTCCTCCACTGTAACCACATTCACAACCACTAGACGGGTTGTATCAATGCCACGGGACTCAATAAGGGACTTAGTGATGGCAGCCTCAGTATCAAAATAGAGGCAATACCCATCAGGATTAGTATCAAGGAAGTTTTTAACAACAGCGAGACTGAAGAAAGTTTTTCCAGTGCTAGACTCCCCAGCAATGGCAGTAATCTTATTCCCAGATACACCACCAAATATACTCCCTGAACAAAGTCCGTTAAAAATGTACGAACCTGTGTCCACATAACTTTCAGACTCATCGATGTCTGCTGCGAGTTTGGTAAAGTCATCGCCAATTTCTTTTACAATATCTTTTAGAAAGTCCATTAAGAGAAAAATGAATCAAGGTTTACGGTTTTTTCTACACTCCATCCAATAGCATCAAGAATAGTCTTCAGAGGCTCCAAGAATGCTTTCTCAAATTGTAGTTGATAGTCAATGTATTTGTCAATTTGAAGTTCTCTTGGAAAGTCTTGAATGAAAGAAATAATATTCTCGTGAATCGAGTTTGGTTTCTTGAGGTAGCAGAACTTGATTTTCTCTCCATTCTGAATCAAAGAATATTTGTTATCAAGATTATTCTTCTTGATATAGTGATTAAACAAAAGGGCACCTCTACAGTGAATAGGAGTTCCCTTAGTATAGATGTTGCTAGAGCATCTATATTTACTCACATCAGAAACACTACGTGGGAAAGAAATCTCTTCTGGAGGGAGTTTCTGGAAGTCAGTTCTACACTTTTCAATGAAGTCTTGAACTTCATCTTCGGTTCCACTCATCATCAACTTAAGTGCATCCTTAATCATCTTTCGACAAGGTGCAGGTGTTGACGACTTGACTGCTTCGATACCCATAATCTTGAGTTTGGGTTCAGAATAACGAACACCCTCACTATCCCAGACATTCAGGATGTATCGTTTCTTAGCAGTCCAGATTCCACGGTCGGCAATGTTCTCTCGCTTCATCTGCATCTTTTGATCATATGCATTTACATACGTCGCAAGGTCTTGATAAGAGGATTCGATGAACGGTTCCAACTTGTCTTGACAGATCTTGTCAAGGATCGAAACAACCTTACTCTTGTCGCTAGTTTTATTACTAAAAAATTTATCAACAAGAGGTCCAAAATTAAGATAGATTGAATCGGTGTCAGATGCAATGACATAATCGATACTCTCTGTTTTTAAAAGGGTATTTAGATAATCATTTACCCTCATCTCAATCCAACGGATACTAACTTGTCCAGAAAGAGTAATTGCTTCGGCGTTTGCTAGTTTGAAATACCTGAAATATTGGTTACCAATAGCACCATAAGCAGAGTTAAGAGAAATCTTCTTCGCCATTTGAATGTTGTTGCATCTAGCGATTTCTTTTTCAAGTGTTTTAGTAGGCGTCTTCTCATACTCTTGCTTGGCGGCAAGCATCTTTTTCTTGAAGATGACACGATCTCCATACATTTTCTCCATAAGTTCAGGAAGAATACCCCTCACATCTTTGCGATACATTGCACCATTGGCGCAGACTGCATAGTCTTTATGCATCTCAAAATTAGTATCCTCGTTAAGAATTTTATTCACAGAAACGTTAGGATGCCTATCTTCCATCAAGGTTTCTGGCGAAATATTGTATTGCATGATTAGGTGAGGGTACAGAGAGTTCAAGTCAAAACTCACAACCCAATCATAAACACCAGGTTTTGGTTCTTTTACATAAGCACCAGCATACTTTTCACTCTTATCAGACTTTTCTTTTGGAGGAATAACAATATTTCTCTTCTTTAGATAGTTGTAGATAATATTATCCCACATTCTTACCTGATAAAACACGTCATTGTAGTTCACTTTGGCGTCATATGCCATCGTGATTGCCAATTCAATCAGTTTCATCTTGTCTTCCAATCGGTCAACAAGTTCCACGTCAATGATGTTGTATTCTACAAACTTCTGCCAGTTTTGAGTGTAGAAGTCTTTAAAGGTATCAAACTCAGAGTGGTCCAACTTTTTCTGACCCAACTCTACACTTGCAATGTGGTCAAGACGATAAGATTCTTGTGCCTTGTATGTGAACTTTTTGTACAAATCAAGGTAATCAAGTTGCGAAATGCCATTCACTTCATAGAAAATCTGCTTTCTTCCGTGAACAAACATCTCACGATATGTCACCATACCCCAAGGAGAGAACATTCTACGCTGCTTCTCTCCCAAAACTTTACCAAGTCTTCCACAAATATAAGGAATATCATAGAACTGAATGTTCCAACCAGTAATGACTTCTGGATAGTCGTTTGTCCAGAAACTCATGAAACTAGAGAGCAGATGATGCTCTGAAGTACACTCATGATAGGTTACATTTGATTGAGTATTATTAAAAGGTTTTACACCCCAAGTAATAATCTTCTTAGTATTGTAATCCTGAATTGTAATTGTCAGGATTTCTTCAGAACAAGATTCGGTGTCTGGGAATCCATTCTCAGCAGCAACCTCAATATCAAGAGTAACTAATTTAATCTTAGAAGTATCGAACTTAATTTCTGTCTCTGGATACTTATCGGAAATATATTGATATGTAAATCGCTCGTTTCCGTAAATACTAAATCCATCGACATCTTGATACTTATTGATGAACTCTTTGCAATCTCTGACAAGACCAGGTTTGACTGGTTCTACAAAATCACCCTCAAGAGTTTTGTGGTTTGTTTTTTTCTTTGAGGGAACAAAGAGAGTTGGAGAATATTCTTCCCTGAACATTACATGCTGTCCATTATCATAACCACGAACGAGAAACTGATTCCCGATCATTTGCACATTAGTGTAGAAACGCATTACTTAGTCAGGTCTTGATATTTTTCTAGTAGTGTTGGTTTGGGATCACAAATGGTTAGAATTTTGTCAGAATGTAACATATAGACATTTTGACTAGTGTGTTCAACTAACCAAGGAGAAAGGGTTTTGTCTTCATTGACAAGAAAAGGTTCTGTCAGTTTACAGTCAGGTTCTCCCATTTCAGAACCAACTTCTTCAATCTCCGTCACTAGGATTTGATTGTTCTGTAGCACCAGCAGTTTTACTTGCTTTTCCATCGTTCCAAACTCCTTTCATGTATAGTGTTTTTAATTTTTCTACTGGATCTACCAAGGTTATAACCCACTCTGTGGTCACACGAACGTCTTGTGATGCGGACAAGGGTATCCAAGGAGACAATCCAATCTCATAAGATTTGTTCCCCTCCAAATCAGAAAGATTGTCTTTATTCTCAAGTCTTACCGTACAAGGTCTACTAAAAATATACCCAATCACACGATGATCATCTCCGTCAGGAATAACCATTTCTTTCATGTCCGCTATGACTTCTTCTCCAGACTTCAGTAGCGCAAGTTGTACTGTCATAATTTTTTCATACCTCCTATTTAATATACCATAAAAAAAGAGGGGTTGCAACTGGATTTGGCCAGTTACCCCTCCGTCTGCGACGACGATATTCAGTATTATTTAGAGATAATCTTTACGCTTATGATGTTCTGGAACAATCTTTTGCAATGTTACTGTCAGTAACCCATCCTCAAATACAACTGATCCAACTTCCGTTTCATCTGAGAGGGTCCAAGATCTGGTGAAAGATCGTGCAGCCACTCCTCTGTGGAGGTAATCTTTTTCTGCTGTTGGCTCTTCTTTGTCAGCTTCGACAAAGAGTCTGCCCTCTTGGGTAAAAACATTGATTTCTTTCTTTTTAAATCCTGCGAGTGCAAGTTCAAGTCTAAATTCTTCGGTATTGACCTGAACCAGGTTGTACGGAGGATAATTACTTTGCGTCTCAGGCAGCGTCGTAAGACGATCGAAGTAATCTCCCATACCAATACTATTCCTATTTATAAGATCTAGGAACTGATTTAAGTTCGCAGCATTATACTTCATGAGGTTTCCCATTTTACTTCTCCTTCTTGAGCGAGATTTGATTGTGTGGACCCGTTCGGCATCCACTACTAATTATACACGATACGAAAAAAGATGGTGTAGTAACAACCACACCATCTTATAGGGGTTTCCGACTTTTGAAGCGACCGCACGAAAGATCGCAGAATTATTTATTCGGTTTCCTGGGTCTTTCCTTTCTTACCAATGTTATACTTCTGCTCTAATACCCATTCCGACTTGTCCTTATATGCAAGAACTTTAATCTGATTTAGTGGTGCAATGTCAAGCACTGCTTCTTCATTCACAATACCAATAAGACCCCAGTCTGCAAGAAGTCTTACGATACGATTACGACGTTGAACATCATTTACTGTAAGATTAGCGTGTTTACCATCCAGGGCAAACAGTTCCTTAAAGTGAACAATATAATATCGTCCCTGCTTATGCAGGATATGGCAAGATTGATAGAGTTTCTTCTCTTTTCTCGACGCAACTCCAATTCGAGTCAAAGTCTCGCGCACCTTCAGGAAGTCATCGGGTTCGTTAAGAGTCACCTCTATCATCATATTGGGTGTCCAATTTACCCGAGGTTCAATTGTTTGTGTAGTCATTTAGTTCCACCAGTGTCAAGTCGTTGTTTAATAAAATCTAATTGTTCTTTGGTAAGAATCTTCAAAGCTTGAGATGCTTTTTCATTACTATATCCATAGTATTGCTTAATGCACTCTAAATCTTTGACTTTATCTTTTCGGAGCCAGGGAGAGAATCTCTTCTTTTTCCTCAAACTATTTAGATAAAACAAATATTGCATATCCTTAGAGATA